CTGGCGCTTCTGACGCGCCTCGGTTTTCTTTAACCGCTCACCAGCCAGGTAGCCAGAACCAACGCCTGTTGCAAACGATGTAAGTTTTGCCATTTTTTTCTCCGGTTACTGTGGTTGCTGGGGCTGCATTTGTGCAGGGTCTGGTGCTTGCATTTCTGCTGGCACTTGCTGAGCAGCCGCCTCGGCTTCCTGGGAAGCACGTTGAGCCATCAGAATTTCTTCAGGCTTTGGAACAATTTTGTCTACGTCCATGTTCAAGGACTTAGCAGTTTCGCGCAGCAGTTCTGCACGACCAGCCGGTCCAATGATCTGCATGTCAATTGCGTTTGCAGTTAGCTGCATAAACTCATTGCGACGCTGCTGCTGGGTTTCTTTCAGCAGAGTCCCAACAACACCTGACGCTATGATTTGCATATCACCCTTGATGCTATTGTCGTCGTCGTAAATCATCAAGTGATCGTAAAAGCGTTTAAGCATTTCACTGGTGGCTTTATCCAGGCTCAGAATTGCTTGCTTGATTCCCTTTGACGCATTCTCCATAAGCATAGAAAGTCCAGAAGCAGTACGCCCAGCGCCAGAAACATTAGAACTACCGTAGACATAGTTTGGGACTCCAGTGACTTCGTCTGCAACTTTTTGGAAATATTGCATTACGTTCATTAACGTATCTGCATTCATGTTTGGCTGATAGAACCTAACTGCTGGCTGACCGCCCCCCGTTCGATCACTGGTTGTTTGCCATATCTTCCAGGGATACATGCTGGTTAAATCTTCACCGGCTGGCAATCGATCAACCGTGACCTCCACCTGTGGACCAGAAGCGATACCCATGTTGTTTGATAAGGCGCGCGCCGCACCGTTACAGATCGTCTGGGTATCGCGCATCACCTCTGCTAAAGCTACGCCCCAAAATGCCCCAGGGATGCTTTCCCAGCATGCCTTACTGTAGGGGCGTCGACCCAGTGGGTCTGGGTTTTTTATTGCTTTGATGGTGTAGCTACCGACCTTCCAGCAGTTGACTTCATATTCCTTGTTTTCCTCAACGTCAGTAACGCCCCAGTCCTTGAGCATGTATCCAGAGACCGAACCCCAGAACTCAATAGCTTCAATGATCTCGGTGCCAACCAGCACGTTGGCTCGACCCTCAAGTGTGTTGCGCTCGGTATCTGACTGCTCAAGATTGCGCAGCCCGCCATTGCCGTAGGCGTCAAGGGCTTGCTCGATCTGGTCATCGCGGTAACCGGGAGCGCCAATCATCTTGGACAGATCAGCCCTAGTTAGCTGATGACGCTGGATGATGTAGCCGTCCTGAGTAGTAACAGCGTTCGGGGACGGGAAAATGTCATAAGGGGAAACCCGCTCAAAACATTCTTTGATGTCCTCGGTAACCTCGGGCTTCCAACCCTTGCCCCAAGTCATCGCCTTTTTACGTTTGATGACCGGACCTTTAACAATGGCGCAAGGAAAGGTCACAAAGTCATAGATGACCTCACTCAAGGTTTCTTGCCAGCCAGCTTCCACCAGCTTGTCATTCATCCGGCGTTCCATGCGCATTGCTGCGTCGTTCGCCTTTTTAGAAATCGCCTTCTGCACTGAGTCGTATAACTCAGTCATGCGCATATCAATGGCTCTGGGATCAATAGCCATGCCGCGCTGAGAAACCTGATCGGCTTCCATAACCACGGTCTCGATAATGCCCTCGCGTACATCGCTTGGCAAAGATGGTTCTGGAGTAGCTTGGAGCGACCACGTCTGTCCACCAGACGCAAGCATGACATCCTTAATCCACGACTCCGACGCACGACACTTGACATCAGTCAGCATCATAAAAATGTCTGATCCGCCGGTTTGTCGAATCAAAGCCAACTTTTCTGGATCGTATTCGCCACGACGTTGACGCTCACAAGCCAGCAGACGTTCTGATATATCAGTCTTCGCTGACTTGGCTTCTGAATAGCAGCGATCAAGATAGGCTGACAAAGAAAGAATTGCTGGCTCAGGCTTTATTTGTTCTGCCTCGGCGGCATTTTTAAGTCGTAATGATTCAAGTGCCATAGTGATCCTTAAACGTAGCCAGCAGCCATCGGGCTATGCGCAATCGTCTTGGCTCTGACTGGGTTCAGTTCGGACCTCATTTGGAGACAGCCGTATTGCAAGGCATCGTGAATGTGTGAAAACTTATCTTTTACTGGGCGATCTTTGAATCGCGCACCGCCAGAAACACGCAAGCGCTCATATCTGTACCCGCCGTTAAAACCTTTCCTGAGCATTTTGCAACTAGGGTCAACAACGAAACCTGGTTCGCCACCGGATAGTCTTTGTAAGAAGAACGCAACCGATTCGCGCCGAGCAACAAACTCATTCGTTGGGGCTGGCTCGCAAAGAATCCCTAGCTCCATCAGTTCCTGCATACAGGTCTTCTCATCGGTCTGGCTGCGCATATTCCCAGCCGGATCGCCAACAGCTTCAACTCGATGCTTGCTGTACTCGCCGCGGATAACCGGGCGAACGACTTCTGAGTAGAACTGCCGGATGCCCATGTCTTCGGAGACAAACTCTTTAAGAACCAACAGCTGTCCTCGACTGTTCATTTGCAGGAACGCGCAAGCCGGGGTCAGCCCGAAATCAAATGCAGCCAGTATCGGCATGCCCTGAACCGGGGTTAGCTCATACTCTGAGAGATGAATCTTCTCGGACCATTCTGGATAGACAGCCTTGCCGTCCATCGTTGTGCCATACCGACCCAGCAGAAATACTCTGATCCAGTCTTCGTTTTTTCCGTACAGCTGATTCAGATAGTACTGATAGCCCAGGCTGTGATTAACAATGTTCTCAGCCTCTGGGTTGGGCACATACTTCAAATGCGTGGGCGACTTGGGGTCTATATCTTGAACAAGACCACCGGGCTGTTTAAAGAACCGGAAGATTTCTGGGCGCTCTTCTTCAGCCAGCTTGTACCACCAGCTATCGTCGTCAGGCGGGTTGGTATCCATAATGACACCAGTCCAAGTAGGACCGCCATTGCGCTTTGACGGGAACCGACCAACACGCTGAGTCAGCATGTCGAGAACAGCTTTTTCCATTTCGGACGCCTCGTTCATCCAGCCGCCCGTTAGCTCTAAGGACCTCAGCTTGCCGACATCATCAGAGCGATCAAGCGCCATGAATATGACCTCAAGCTCAAGTCCCGTGCCGTCGCCAATGTTGGCGATATTGATGTTGCTGGTAATTGGTGTATCCCACTTCATTACCGCCAGGTCCTGATACCAGTCCATCCAGGTTTTGATCGTGGTGGACTTGAGTTCAGGGTAGGTATTGCGACAGACAGCCCAGCGCGAACGGCGCACCCCATCGCTTCCTGGCTGCTGCTCTATGGCTCGGCTAAGAATCTCAAAGCAACAAGCCGTGGATTTTCCAGAGCCAACTGGTCCCATGAGTCCACGGACAAACGAATTGTCCTGGTGGAACTGTTCACACACCGGACCTGGGGCTATGTAATTAACATTCATTTGGCTCGGGGGTCAAAAATTTCCGGCGCAATTATTTTCCTTTTTGGTCTCATAGACAGTTCATTTTCTTGCTGCGCACGATACTGGGCTACAGCAGATTGAATCCATACAAAAATGTTTCCGTCGGTTGCCGAGTTGTATTCGGGATACCTTGCCTGTTTTAAATTAGGCGCACCTCTGCGGACCTCCGCTTTATAAGACCCGGCAGAACTTTCCCGCCTCCTCTGGTCCAGAGCATCAGCTGCTCCTTGACCCCGTCCCAGTCTTTTGAATTCACCTTGCGGCGCAGCGTCGAGCTTTGAAGTCTTCCGATCCCCAGGTTGTAGGCAAAGTCCACTATTGCCGCTATCCGACCTTGGGACTCTGTAAGGATGCTGGGACATTGACGAATTACTCCGGGAAAGTAAGTGTGGTTCAACTCAAATAAAAGAAGCTGTTCTGCCCTGTCTTCGGACATCGGCGCATGACTGAGTTCAACCTTGTTACCGTTCTCGTAGTATGTGGAGCCGAACCCGATGGTGGGCACACCAGCGGGACACAGGTATGGCTTGGCTCTGAAGCCCTCAAATTTCTTGCACAGATCAGCAGTGATACTGATCGCCTCTAGCATCAAAGCCCCCTTCTTGCGAGGGTGCGATCCAGGAACCAGTAGTTAAGTGTCCCTGATACCAAGGCTGCAAAGTCAGCCGACATAATCAGTTTGAATACGTCAATGGGGTCCATGCCGACGCGGTAGGACATCCAGCAAAACCATAGGTGGGCGAGAGACCAGACGAACAAGACCCAGTAAGTAACTACTGGGCGGACGCTGGCTGACAAGCTTGCAACCCACCCACCAGCAACCTTGACCATTTCAGACTGTTGCTTGATGGCTGAGTTCAGAGCTTGCAACACACCAGAGTCTATGGCGGCGTCGTGCATGGCGCCGATCTCAGCAAGTTTCTGTTGTCCGCGCTGAGCCTCTAGTTCGCACTGGAACTTGAACATCGACAGTTCGTGTTCCCGCTCGCTTTTCTTGTCCAGCCATTTCAGAACTTCTGGGGCAAGGCGGAAAAATCCGCCAAAAATTGAGCCAAGCAAACCGCCGCCGAGAATATCAAGCATGCTTCCTCCTATGCTTTGTCGCTGCGCAACAAAGATTTAGCATTGGCTGGCATGTGAAAGCCGAGGGTCCCATTAGGAATTGACTCGGGGTCGATGATGTCGTCCACCCCATCACCATTTCTAATTGCGTGAACGCAATACGCAACGGTATGGGCTTTGGTGGCTACGATCATATGCTCGCAATCCGCGGCAATCCAAATTATTTTGGGCGCTCGGAACGGCGTTGTTACCCCATTAACGGTAACTTCGACGGCTCCGGACGCCAAAAGCGTCGCGTGGTCATGGACATGCTTATGTCCATCTAACTTATCGCCAGGTTTAACGAAATACATCTGCTTGATATAGACGTTCCTGACTGAAGCCATCGCCAAATGCGGGTCA